CTAAACTTTTCTTCGATGCTCCAGTAGTGCCATCTGCTTCAATATGTTTTATGGCATGTTTGCGAATAGCATCTGGATCATCATACCAATTGTCAATAACAATGGTGCTTATTGCGGCTTCAGACATTTAATTTTAATAACGAGATGGTATATTGTTTCTCATGAACTGCATTGTTTTTGCATTCATAACTTTTTGACTTTCTATTTCATCACTCTCATCTGGGTTAGTATGATGTGTGACTTCTCTTAGTGTCTTTAAATATTCTAGCACATGTTCTCTAATTTCCATTAGTTCATCAAAACATCCTTGATTGTGTGCACAACCTCTGAGTTGATGATCAGGTGCCATAACTGATTCTGTGAATAAAGCAAGTGCTCTATCATATTTGACAGCAGGTGGTTCCTTGCCGATTGATGCTTGATCTCTCATTTTTATTCCTCTCCCATTCTATCTATGGATTGTATATCACATACTGGTACCTCATGTTGTCCACCAATTCGATAGAAGTGCATCATTTGTCCATGATACTCAGGATGTGCAGCATACTCTGTAGTATACTCACGTTGTCCAAGATACGCAACTTCGCTCTCTGGAATATTGTTATCCCTTAACATTGATTGAAACTGCATGTGTATTAATTCTGGTTGTGTAGGTACTTTCATTATATGTTTATAGCGATGTTGCCTGATATACTTATTCTATCTTCTTCACAGTTGTAAAAAGGATAGACAGTATGTTGTAGTTGTGAAGGAAATAATAAAATTGTTCCTTCTATTTCTTTAGACATTTGATATACGTATTGTCCATTTCCACCAGTTATAGTTCTATAATTAAAACAAAAATTAGAAATTACATTTGTATTAGAACGATTTGCGATTTGATTTTCTCTTTGATTTTTATAATCTGTGGGTATTTTCATCCAGATAACAAAACTATAAATTCCAGTGTGATCATGTACAGGATTAAATTCATGTTGTTTTTGATAATTTACCCACATATTAGAGAGATAATATGGTAGTTGTTTATCGGAAAGAATACGACTTTTGATAGGTACTTTTATTCCAAGATTAGAAAATGTGTGTTCATACTGCATTCCTAATTGAACTAGAACATTATTAAAAAACCAATCATTTTTATCCTCTATCTTGTAGGAAGAACTAATTTGACCTACAAGAGTATCTCTTACATCTTCTCCCTTTTCATCTATGCATTGCCAAAGATGATCCATTTCGTTCTTATCTAATGTTGCTCTGATCCATCCTAGATTTTTAGGACTTACTGCTTCTAATCCTCTCATCTTTCATTGGATCTCCATTCTTTTCTCATATTAACGTATATGTCATTCTTTGCAACCATGTCACGAACATTCTTAAATATTCTAGCAGACTTAGCAAAATGACAAGTAGCATGATCTGGTTCTTGGGGTATTACGTTGCCTTCTTTATCATACTTTTTACCGTCTCTATGATTGGCATATCTCCTTGATCTGGTAAAACCCATTTCAAGAAACTTGCGACACATGTCCATGCCTATAAAATCTCTTTTTTCTAGATAATCTAGATACATGTCAAATATAGTATGTGCAGACATCATTGCAATCTTTGGAGTTTTAAATCTCCAATGAGCACATATATCGTTAGTATAAGGGCGAACCAATAGAACTCCTTGCTCTCCCCTTCCAATACGATAAAGTTTACGAGTTTCCTCGTCTGTAAAATCAAGTCTCTTATAATCGAGGTCATAATCAAATTCAAGCATGTAACGTTACTCGCTAACGATACTCTACCACACTAGTCCTAAGTCGTCAAGTTTTATTTTGGATCGATATTCTCAAATACTATATCTGCATTGCCATTAAATACCAATGCTCTAAAATAGTAGTCTGCTACTGGAGCTACTGATTGTGGTGGAAACCACTCTGATGCATTGAGTATAGCAACATCTTCAGATTTATATTCAATTGCACATGTTCCCTCACCTTTGATAGCAAGTATAATATCTTCTGGTGCAAATCCTTCCAACCATGTTAGACATGCAGTTTTAGTTGCATCATCCATGGTATGAAATTTCTTATTTTCAAAGTGTAGTATGCATTTGTTATTCATAACACAATGACTACTAATCATATCATATACTGATAGTGTTTCAATTACGGTTATCATTATCCTCCTCCATTTTCTTCTTCAAGTTTAGCAAGTAATACATCTAATGATGCTTTAATGCTATCAAGGTTTTGATGTTGACTACTCCATGGTGTTTTATTAATTCCTTCCATAGCAATAGGTTGAGTTTGAAGTGCTTCGATAAATGCATTATTATATAATCTATCAGTAAGATCTCTAACACATAAATATCGTGCCATTTTATCCCTAAACTGTGCAAAGAAGAAGTTACTTAATGCTATCCACTGATCTTCAGTATCTAAGTATACAGCATCAGGATTGTTTACTTTATATACTGCCTCAAATGCCTCAGGTGACATTGGGAATTTTACCTCTGTTGGTGCATTATTTGCAAAAGTAGCAGGTAAGTCTCTCAATTTCCCACGATATGTTTTATACATTTCTTTCTTTTCATCACTAACTGTAGGTGCATCACTAACAGTAAATATGAAATCTGTCTCTTGTAAAAGAAAATTACGTGCTAATCTAATAGATAACCAACTCTCAGATCTAACCTCACCATACATACGAGCAAGTTCATCTTGGAACTCTTCATTCTGTAGTTGTTCTATATTGAGAAATGTATCTTTTAAGAAGTCATAAAAATTGGCAGCCTCTTGTGCTTCATCTTCTTCCATTTCATAGTCTTTCCACTCATATTCATTAGTGGTAAAGTTTTTTATGAATTTTCTTCTAATACAATGAAATGATGCATTGTCATAATACCTAAATGTGATTAGACGATCCTTTTCAGTGTCCCATAATGGGTATAACTTGGGTTTAACAGAATCTTCCCAATACTGATCAGGAACTGTCTTCATGATGTTCCTATAATTTATAGTACGATCAAGAAGATTTAACTCTAAAATCACAATAGGGTCTGTTGGTTGTCCCATGAGAAATAATTATACTATTTACTAAGTGTATTTAGAATGCTTTGATTAGATACTTGACAAGCATATACGGTTCTATTAGCGGAATGACTTGATCAGGATCTAATGCAGCAACGGGAATTATTGGTGTTGCTGACTGTAGTGTAAGAGTAGAATCATTAGCAAAGATACCAGAAACATATGTTGAGTTAATAGGACCTCCTACACTATATGTCTGAGTGTCATTAATAACAGCAATCTTACCTTCAGACGCTACAAATACTAATTCAGTTGTTTGTTGATTTTCAAACCTGACTTCTAGAATACCATAGTTGTCTGTGTTTTCATCATTGTCATTAGCATTAGTAGCAGCACCTCTATTCTGTCTAATAGAAAATCTTACATTTTCTGTTTGTGCATCCTGTGGAAGTTCAATACCATAAGTATACCAGTTAGTTGCATTGTTTCCAGTACCGTCACCATCATAATCATTATCAATTTCTTGCTGTGTTGGCAAAGGAACTAATATGCCAATAAAACCAGATCCTGGAAAATTCAAACTTTCATCTGTGTTGTAATATAAAAGAAGTTCGTCACCACCCTGTTCTGGTAAATCACCACCATTTTTACCATTACCTCTAGCAACCTTTACAGTAACACGTTGGAAATCAGTAGCATCTACAGTATCCAAAACAACATTTCTATCATTTTGTGTACCACCAAATTTTAGATAATGTGTTGGTGCAACACTAGTTTGTAATTGTAAGTTTTCTAATTGACCAGTCTCAGCATTAAATCCTACTGTAGCATGGTTTTGAATACCAACACCACCTAAGATACGAACTCTAGGTGCTGCTGTATATCCACTGCCAGGAGTATCTAATGTAAGACTATCAACTTTATTGCCAGCAACTATTGCTGTTGCAGTTGCACCAGAACCACCTCCACCACCTTCAAATACAACAGTTGGCACTTGTGTAGTTGGTAATTTAAATCCTCCATCATTTCCTGCTCCACTACCAGTTGCAAAGAAGTTTACACCATTATCATTACTACCTGATCCCGCGATGAATACATCACCAGTGGTTATTGATTCTGTACCACCTTCATAACCTACGATAGTTTGCCATAAAATTTTAGCATATCCATCAGAACATGTAGCCGAAGACACCCCACCCTGTGATACACCAGCACCACCTTCACCAACAGTGAGTGCAATACTAGATTGTCCTGCGAATTCATCTTTTTTTATTTTTACTTTTAAGTAACCACCTGATCCACCGCCACCGCCACCAGAAGTCCAGTATCCTCTCTCCTCATTAACAGTAATTTTTGCTTTACCATTTGTCTCATAAGGATTACCGTTACTTTGAGAAATAACGCTAGAAATATAATCAGTTCTTATAGCAGATAGTCCACGTCTACCACCAAATCCTTGTTCGTGACCACCTGATCCACCACCACCAGCACCTGGATTTCCACCTTGAGTATCTGTTGAGCGACCGACGCCACCGCCACCGCCTCCTCCACCGCCACCAGTACAACCATAGTTACCACCTGTTGCACCAGTACCAGTGAATAAATTCTGTGATGTTTCAATTACTGAGTTGCCTGGATCGTTTGCACTTCTTCCATCTTGTCCACAAACACCTTCACCAAATCCACCTCCACCACCGCCACCACCAGCGCCAGCGATAATTGTATTACCAGTTGTTCTTCTTAATACAGTAGCAGCACCACCGCCACCACCATCATTACTACCATATCCATTACCTGCTCTTCCACCTTTACCAGAGTGAGCAGCAGCTGCTTGACCGTTGTATGCTCTACCAGATTGACCAGTTTGAATTCTATACTCAAGTCCTTCAGCAAGGTTAGAAATTGCAATTTTCATGTAACGACCAGCACCACCTCGTCCTCGTGTCACATTAGGATTATTATTACAATTATTACCACTATAATTACCACAGTCGCGTCCACCGCCACCCCAAAGTTCTGCTGTTATTGAATTTATACCATAATTAGCATTTGTTGGGTTGTTAGTCCAAGTTTGAGTTCCCGAATTATATGGAAAATTATACTCTACATCTACTGTGTTGTTTATAATTCTAGTACGTCCTTTTGTTCCATCTCTACCTGTTGGGTTTTCTCCTGCTGATCCCTCAGCATCGCCAGGAGTATCAGATGGGTCAGCTAAAGCTTTTTTCCAATAAGGTCCGCTACCACCGTCACCACCTGCATATCCTGTTCCACCACCTTGTTGAAGAACAGTAACATTACCAGAACCTGATCCTGTAATAGTATTTGCACCGACAGCACCACCTAACCCTCCTGAGTTTGTACTAGCAGCACCACCTTTTGATCCACCACCACAGTCTAATCTAAGAATAGAACCACCTGCAATATCTATTCTCGAACTACCACCGTTATTACCATCATTAGAATACACAGCACCTGATCCACCTCCACCAACTAGTGTAACAATAGCCTCATCTATATCAGCAGGAACTTGTACATTGAAATTACCTGCAGTTTGATACTCTATCGTCTCTGTATCATATACTGGAACTCCACCTGTAACAATGGGTCTACCACCAATCAAAC